TTTTCTGTTCTATTAGACGTACCAGTAGTCCACGTTGGCACTCCATTAGCAAAAACAGGGCTAGTAAAAGCTAATAAACTTAGTAAAATTAATTTTTTCATTGAACTCCGACTGTATTGTCTTTATTATCTACTATCTTACTGTCTTTGTTGTTGTTATTGCCACCCTTTTTCTTATTCACAGAAATCCCATAGCTGCCTAAAACACCACTCGTCAAGCCAGCTAAAAACGCTCCGTCATTCCTGATCTTATCCATGTACCCCAAAGTCATCATTGATAACGACCAGACCAAAATCATAAATCGAACACTATGGCCAAAGATTTCAGCCCAATCAATACCTTCTTTTTCTTGTTCTTCCATAAAGATCGAACTATACTACCTGTATATTAACCATAGATTCTCAAAATGATTAGTCTAATTCGTCCAATTATCTTTGCTTTCTTAAAAAGTAAAAGCGTATCTATTTTAGTCTGCGATATATTAGAAGCGTTGGCAAAACTTAGTGAAAATAAGCTAGATGACGCTGCGGTTGCTAAGATAAGAGAAATGCTCCTGGAAGAAAAATAATGTGTCAAGGTTTTTCTGGCAATAAAAAAGATGGTAATAGCCAAAATCTTTTAAATTCTTATAAAGATTTCAGCAAAAACGCTGTAGAAGCGCCAGCTAGTCTTGGATTATCTTTAAAACGACAAAAACATAGAGAAAAAAGACTAGAGCAACTTATGAATGGCGGAGACGACATTGGACCACCAGGATTTTAAAGCGGATTTGTAGGAAAAATAGATATTTCTTTAACTTTAAACGTCAATATTTCCCATTGGTCATTCATCATTGCCATACACCAAGCTGTTTGATAATCATTTGCCTGGACTACTGTTTGAAATCCACCGATTCTAGGTTCATCTAGCTTAATTCCAGCAAATGCTGTTGGTAATCTTATGCACCAGGCTCTTCTGTGTTTTGTTTGTGTTTCATAAGGCTTAAACATTGAACCACCGACCTCTGGTATTGGCTTTGCCAAGTCTATCGAGGGGGATGCCGAGGATTTTTGCGTCCAACGCACCCTCCAATTCGCCTTTGTGAGCAGCCAATTCCAAATCCCACAACTCCATTTCCCGATCTTTGATAGCTCTATCTTCATCTATTGCTAATGACTCATTCCAATACTCCACCGCACCAGCTAAAGAGTCAAGTCTGTCATCATTTTGTAAACAGTTTCGATCAACAGTTATATGTGTCATTTGATGGAACAATTGATAGCCTAATGCTTTCTCTACCGAGTCCTCTGTTCGAGGTTTTGCGTCATTTTCAATAACTGATCTGTTAATTATTAGCCTATGTTGGTTCATTACAGGCTCTAATGCGTTTATTATTCTTCTTTCTTTTTGAACATTGCTTCTAGTTCCTTCAATAGTGCAAGGATATATCTTCATAAGGTATGGCTTGAGCAAACTTTCCATCATGCCTTGACCAAATTGATCCTCCAGGAGTATTAGTTTTACCTTATTACGCTTTGCAGCCTCAGCTATACCAGTTAAAACTGGTTCTGTATAACCTTCACAAAACGATCCGACCTCTAAAACGTATAAGTTTCCATTTAGATGCGCAACTATGCTATACGCTGTCTCATCAACACCCTTACCAGAGGGGTCAATCATCATCACGCAACCTGTAAATGGCAACCAATCGCCATGTAAAAAAGCTGGTTTGTGATAATAGTCATTACTAAACCCTACTGCTGGCAAATCAGAGATTCTATACTCTGCACCTGACGACCACACCACTTTTTCGGGTGCATGATCTTTTACTTCCATAACAACTAAGTCCTGGAGTCTTAATGGAAAGCGTTGTAAGTCAGATAACGTGGTATCTAACTGAAACTGTAAGGTAAATTGTGACCGACCATAGCTTGCTTCTCTTTCTAACAAGTCCATTTCGCTAAACCTGTCTGGATCTGTAGGTTGACCAGGCTTTGTTGCAGCTAATCCTTTTATCATTGGAGCTAATGCGTCTCCATACTTCTCAGGTTTCTTTGGATAGCGACTTGTCCATATTCTGCAATCGTATCCTCGTAATCTCAGCTTGTTATATATGCTTTCTTCTGTCTGCGGTGTACCTAAAAACATTATTTCGCCATCAGGCTTAAGAATAGCGTTAAACTCTCCGCAACATTGCAATAATTTCTCTCTCATACCTACTGTCCAGGCTGTATTCGGTACTTCGCAGTCATCTGCAAGTATTAAATCAGCACGACTACCAGTTAACTGTCCAAATATTCCTACACTCTTAACACTAGCTGATTGATCGGGTATAGCTGGACGTACATCAAACCTATTACTAGCTGATCTTTGCTCGTTTTTATCTGGTTCAAGGCATTTTAGTATAGGCATTTCTTGGATAATTCTTAAACAGAACTGAGCAAAGTCATCCGCCCTGGTCTTACTAGCTGATACAACCATTATTTTCTTTTGTGGATCATTTCTTAACAGCCATAATGTATAAGCAGCAGCCATCCACGACTTACCTACACCTCTAAACGCTTCAATAATCCTTCTCTTGTTTCCTTTCTGCATATATTCAGCTATATCGAGCTGAACTGTAGTCGGATCAGGAAGTTGTAGATGCCTCCATACTAAAACCAGAAAATATCTAAAATCTTTATCGTAAGGTTTCGGTAATTGCTGCCAATCTTCCTTCTTCATTACGCACTACGTTTCTTTAATGCAATAACATTTTCTATATCAGGTAACGACCTAGCCAAATCTCCAAATGGAGTATCTTCTACAGGCTGAGACGTTATCTGATTGTCTTTCAAGAACTGTCTAATTACATTTAAATCTGCTGTACTAGCCTCTCCACTATCTAATAGATCAGTTAATACACTAGCTAACCTACTATGTAGGCTACTTAGTATTTCAGTAGTGTCTTTTTGTGCCATAGACTTAGTTTAATGCAAGCCATCACAATCTGCTTTGCGGTATTACTTGCAATGGCTTAACTTCAATATAACTGCATCTAAAATCCCTGTCCACCACTAGCTCTCCACAATAGAAGAAGTAGGGTCGTATAGCCCTCTTATAAGATCCTATAAGATCGGAATAGATATTTAATAAGATTTTAATTTTTGGTAGAAAAATCTGATCGGCTTATCTATACGCAAAAATGATAGGGTGTCCCCATAGGTAAAAATACTTATTTTTTAGGCGGTCTGCCTGGGCTAATTTTTTATATTTTGTCCTAACTGTGTCCAAATAAAATAATTAAGGCCTAGAGCTGGCGCTATAACTAGAATTTTATTAGTTGCAGTACTGTCATATTGACAGCTCTGCAAGTTTTTACCTGGTCGATTTAGTCCAGGTCTAATTTTATTTAATATTTATTTATGAGAATAGCCGCCTAATGATTGCAAAGTTAATAAATATCGGCTAATATTGTTTATAGATTCTATATGGATCTAATTAACACTACATTAAGAGGTTACCTTGACAGTTTCGATTCATTCTCTCAGCCGTAAGGTTGGAACAATAGACGCAAGTTTTGACGACTTAACCGCTTTGTTCGGCCAGCCATCATTGCTACACCAGGACAAAATTAGTTGTTTGTTCGAGGCGCAGTTCTTAGACTTGGAATTACACCTAGATTATTTTGTTAATAATCCAACTAATGACGAGCTGGTACAAAATCCAGATAATATTTATACCTGGTCTATTTCCAGTTCTGACAACTTAGCGCCCGACAGATTGCAAAATTTTATTAATTTTGTAAATAATGCCTGGACTAATCCCAACAAGTACAGCCCAGCATCAACGCTTAGGGTAAATATTGATAAATATTTAAAGATGGGTTAATTATGCGCTGGTTTACTTTCTATTTAATTGGGACTATTACTTGTTTAATAGTCTTACTTTCTTAACTTCCAGGCCTCCAGTTCTTCGGAGCTGGTCGCCTAGATGGTAAGCAAGCTTACCAATTAAAACAATTTACCAGGACTTAAAATGTCAACTGCAACACTAACCAAACCAAAAGCACTTGAAAGCAGAAATGGAGATATTCATATCTGTATTCAATGCCTGGCAAGTTATAACGAGGGGACGCATCATTTTTACTGGTGCGACCTGGAAGCGCTAGACCTGGACAACTTCGAGGAAGAGTTCCAGGAGTGCATTGACTATGTTATTAAAACCAGCCCAAGCGAAAGCGCTGAAGAGTGGTTTTTTACTGACCATGAAAACTTAAGCGCAATTTATGACGAGTACCAAGACATTAAAACAATTAAAGAATACTTGGAGAAATACCAAGAATTTAAAGAAAATAATATTTCTATTGATTTAATGAATGAGTACCTCGAAAATTATGGCGAAGATCACAGTTATAGCGACTTCGAGAGCGCATATCGTGGCGCTTATGATTCCAACGAGCAGTACGCCGAGGAATTTTATACGGATATAGGAGCTTATGACCCAGACACAGCCAGCGACTTAGTCATAGATTGGGAGGCAACATATAACTATTCGCTACGTTATGACATGACAGTATTAGAAGCAGATGGCGAGAGCCATTACTTCGTAGACTAAACAACTAGCCCAGGTCTAACAGCCTGGGCAATTTCTTAATTAATTATTTCCTTTAATAATTTTCTATTAAATGAAGTAATTATTAATTTAATTTACTTCTTAATCAAAACACCAGGAGAAAAACTCATGGACACCACAAAAGACAAGGACTCAGGGATTCTAATATCCCGATATGAAGAGGAGGGCTGTAGAAACCGAGCTGAATATTTAGATATGCTCAGGGAGGACTACGGAGCTGACATAGTGGACGCTTTAACGTCAGTATTACCGCCGAGTGAGGACTTTGACGGACTCATAACAGAATTACAGGATCAATCTAATTATTATTAAAACTATGCTTGAATTTATTATCATTGCTGGCGGTTTATATGGGTTATACCTAGTGGGTGTAGCCATCATAACCGACATTGAATATCGAAAGTCCAGGACTCAAGGATTCCCAAGAACCAGGAGGAACAAATGAGCTGGAATAGTTATCTTGAATTGATTGATTATGTCAATGAATTTTATGGAGCTGGTGGTTTATACCAGCTCCCTATCGAAAACAATGACGTTGGATCACTTGTAAATGTTAAAACTAGACACGTTACAAGGGCTGAAATATCACACGCAATAATGATTTATTTTTCTATCCTCGAATACGCAAAGCATAAGCGCTATGGCTATACATATGGAGGCAATGATTCGATTGATAGAGAAAGGATCAGGGATATATTATCCGACCTATTGTTATTTAAAAAAGATCACAACATTTATGTTGATTCATGCGCAAAGCTGGATCAAAAATTTAACCAGGAGGAAACTAATGGAACTAACTGAAGAACAAAAAGAGTTCTCAATAAAATGTGATGCGGATGTTGTTATGGAGCAGATTATTATGCAACATAGTCGGCATATGCAAATGTCAGCTCTAGTCGAACATCAACTTATGTATCCTGACATGACCATAAGAGAGTTCTTTGAAATGGCGAGACAAGAGCTAGACGATCAGGACGAAGAGCTAGACGAAGATGAAGAAGAGGAGGAGGACTAATGTTCGAGGACTTTTTTGAACACCAGGCCTACAGTATCCAAAGGGCATCACTTGATGATGCCTGGATATTTGGCGACATAACTAAAGAACAGTATCAAGAGTGGTCAAACAAACTTGATGCTAAATACAAAAAACAACTACGATTTAAAGGAGGTTTAAATGAAGAGAAGTAAACTTGAAAAGTTAATTACTGATTTTGTTGTAGAGCATAACTTAAATGCTTCATTCGTACAGGAAACTGAAGGATTAACTTACGTCCGATTTGTAGTAGAGGAGGACAAAGATGACGACTAAAGATGAAGCACTCAAAGCAATGCACGAAGCAAGTATATCAATAGCTTGCTTAACTGATATTTACGAATATTTTGAAGATGAGAGTGTTACAAAAAACCATAAAAAATGGGTGTTAAAAGAAGAGGAACTTCTTAAAAGAGACATATATCATATTCAAGATTTAATAACTATCTTAGAGAATTTTCTCGACCCTAACTGTACTTACAACCCTTACACTCCGAGCAAAACAAATGTCTGAAGTATTACTAGCACTAAAAGAAGCTAAACGAGTTTTAAATAATTTACTAGACCAATATCCTATAGGACATACTACTAGGAGGTTAGAGTTAAATAAAAATTTAAAACAAATTAAGGATCAAATTATTATTATAGAAAAATTTTTAGATCCTTTTACTGTTGCAGAACTAGAAGAAATGGGAGACAGCAATGGATAAACAATATAAAACTTATGAAATAGTTTTTGATTATGAACATGATGGCCAACGGATGGTCAATATGCACGTTCAAGTAGCGCAATGCCTGGAGGATGCACTTAATCACTTTATCGAAACAATACCTTACGTTGAAATATACGAAGTAAAGTATCGAGGACTAAGAGTTTACAAGGGCAAGCCTACTAAGGAGGATAAGATTGCATAGCATTACTATCCTTTTATTATTTATCTTTTTATTTTTAATTATTACCCAATGAGTGAACCAATTTACAAGCTAACCGACAGGAAGCCACAACAAAAACATGGTAACAATAAAGGCCAAGTTCTTTATTACTTATCGAAAGGAGATTATTTTATTTCTGCTAGTTGGGAGTATCCTCCTAACGAGGCAACACATTGGCAAATGCTAATAGATGCGCCAGCTCCTACGGAAACAACCGAGGAGATTCAAGATAGATTGCTAAATGAATACTTAAAGGATGCTTTTCCAAAAGCTAGTGATAGAGTAGCAATGTATCCACTTATAAAAAGAGCCTGGAGGTACGCACAAGATGTTAAATAAAGATGATTCAGTTAAACTTCAAGTTATGATTCCTACGCAATTAGAAAAAAGAATTAATTATTTAGCTGAAGCGCAGGGAATCAATAAAGCTGACCTAGTTAAACGTGTATTAACTGTATGGTTCGAGCAAAACTATGAAGCTAAGTATGACTTTTGGAGTCAAGTTAATTGAGTACATTAGATGACCAACTAGCTAACGAAAAATTAATGCTTAATCTTGGACGAGATAGGGTAAGAGCTGTATCGTCCAGGAGGAAAGCAAACAATATGGAGAGTCTCTCTGAATACGGAGAGTCTCTCTGTTCTTTTGGGGTGCAAAATATTATTTATCACTTGCGAGCTGTAAGAAAAAAGATAGAGAGTGGGAGAGCTGGCCAAAACTACGCTTTACTTACTCCATTATTAGACCTCGACCCAAGCCAAATAGCAGCAGCTTCGATTAGATCGGTGGTCGATAGCTTAAGTATGACTCCAACATTGCACCAGGTATCAAGCAATGTAATAGAAAAGGTATGGATTGAGACAATGCTAGATCGGGCAACTGATAATGAACTAAGTAAATACAAACGAGGTCGGCATAAGAAAAGATACAGAATATTTTTAATAAACAATATGATTAATACTGAGCAATGGAATCCCAGGCAACGTATGGCTAGTGGTTTATTCATGGTCGAACTAATACAAAAATATACAGGATTAATCGAAATAGTCCTGGACAAATCCACAACACCGCCCAAAAGAATAGTTAGGGCAACGCAAGATTGTATGAATTGGATCAAGGACGTTGACGAAAAATTAAAACTAATGAGTCCTAACTTTTTACCTATGCTGGTAGAACCCAGGCAATTTACAACTCCTTATGATGGAGGATATATAACTAAACCAGCTCGATATAATTTATTTAAAAGTAACAACGAGATTCTTGCTAAAAACATGAAAGGCAATGAGCCTTATCTTGATGCGGTCAATATCCAGGGCAAAGTTGCATGGCAAGTAAACAAATATATTTTAGATCAATCCCTCTACGCTTACGATAACAACCTAGAGATCGGATGCCTCCTACCAAGAGACGGATATTCAGTACCGCCATACCCTAAGCATTGCGAACCAGACAGCCAGGAGGTTTTGCAATGGAGAATTAATTGTAAGAATATAATCGACAAGAATAATTACACACAAGGTAGTCGTATTGGTATAGCAAAAACATTTTGGATGGCAAAAAAATTTAGGGATGCCGAGCAGTTATATTTTCCTAAACAACTAGACTTTCGAGGACGGATCTATGACAGAGTTCCATACCTTAACAGCCAGGGCAATGATTTATCCAGGGCGCTACTGCAATTTGCTAAAGGTAAGTTAATTAAAACTGAAGAGGATTTGAATTGGTTAAAGATACATGGTGCAAATATGTATGGAATCAAGTCAGATTTTAAAACGAGAATACAATGGGTTAACGAGAATATTAATTTAATCTATGGAGCTGGTAGAGATTGCTGGAGTCAGCCAGAATTTTGGATGCGTGGTAGCAAGGCTTGGAGTTTTCTTGCTTTTTGCAGGGCAATCTATTTATATTCACAAGAACCAAGTAGCTATTTATGTCAGCTTCCCTGCCACCTTGATTGTACTTGTAGCTCAATTCAGCATTTCTCTGGCTTGCTCCGTTCACAAGTGATGGGAGAAAAAGTTAACTTGGTAAATAGTGAGCAACCGCAAGATATATACAGCGAAGTAGCACAAGCAGTTAACAACGAACTAAGAATGAGTGATAAAGAAGTAAACAGAAAATGGTTAATGCTTAGTCCTGACAGGTCACTAGCTAAACCTTGCGTGATGACAGCTCCTTATGCCGCAACTAACAGCGCCTTCTATCACTTCGCTTACTCCTGGGCTAATGAAAAGATGATGGCCACATTGGGTAAAGGTAAACATAACTGGTTAAGAAAACCATTAGCTAAAAGTACTGTTGGTTATATGGCTCAGTTACTTTATAAACATTCATGCCAGGCTATCAAGCCAGCAGTTGGAGCTATGAAATTTTTTAGGCACATAGGTAGAGAGCTAGGTAAGGATAATAAGGGAGTGCAATGGCATAGTCCAAGCGGATTGCTAGTACATCAAAAGTATTTAGATCAGAAAAAATCTAGGATACAATTGAAATATTTATCTGACGTTTATCTCGATATAAGAACAAATGTAGATACCCAAGAAGTAGATACAAGGAAGATGTCACTAGCTATCTCAGCAAATATATTGCATAGTTTTGATGCAAGTCACATGGCATTATCTACAATTCATGCTTCAATAAAAGGAGTCGAAAATATCGCTGGCATCCACGATTGTTTCGTTACTACTCCGTCTGAAATGAGTGAACTGCGCAACTCAGTTAGACAAACATTCGCTGATATGTATTCAGAGAATTGTTTATCGAAACTAAAGGCAGAACTAAAAGCACAATTAACAGACAACCAAATAAAACATCTACCCTCCGAGCCTATGCTTGGCGAGTTAGATGTTGAACAAACTAGAACATCTACTTATTTTGTCACATGACTTTAAAAGCATTTTATGTCGTCACTCCCAAGTGCCAACCACAATACGCATGGTTAGTTGAACCAGATACAGCCTTCAACAAACGTCCAGAATGGAAGGTTGATTTAATCCTGGACTCTAATGATCCTAAAACTGCTAGTGTTGCACAGCAGATTGAAGATGGCTTCGAGGCATACAAGAAGTCACTTAAGGAAATGAATCCAAACAAAACATTTAAGTTGGCCGATAGTACCAGGTTTGAATTTACTACTCACAATGGAGCTAAAGTTTTCAAAATAAAAACTAGGAGATATGTAACTGGAACAGGTCAGGATGGTAAGCCATATCAATTAACACCACCATTGTTAATGGATAAATACAAGACTCCTATTACTGGAGAAGAGAGAGAAAAGTATAAAGGACTAGGAGAAGGAACTATTGTCCAGGTGCGACTACGTTGCCAGGGATATGACCACCCTGCTCATGGGGTTGGGCTAACAATACAGCCTGACTTAGTAGTATTCCATAACTTTGTACCTTATGAAAAAGAAGTCAGCCTTGAAGGGTTCGAGTTCGAGAGTGAAGAGAAGGATCTCGCACCCTCAAACATTGACAACAGCTCAGGGGGAAATACATTTTAGATCAAAGTTCGAGGCGCAAGTTGCCAAAGAACTAATTAAATCTAAAGCTAAGTTTACCTATGAATCTCTCAGCTATGATTACATCATCAGCAGTAGCTACACTCCTGACTTCATCCTCCCTAACTGTGTGGTCGAAGTCAAAGGAGTACTTACTAAAGAGGAAAGAAAAAAATATATTGCAGTTAAGACGCAACATCCCACACTAAGTATTCGTTTTTGTTTTCAAAACGCAAACAACAAACTTAGCAAAGCCAAGAGAAGCCTGACGTATTCAGCCTGGGCTGAACGTCATGGCTTTCCCTGGTGCAATAAGACTATCCCTAAAGAATGGTATGCCGAGTAAATACAAAAGCAAAGAACCCTGTCCAGAGTGCAACAGTAAAGACAATGTAGCTGTTTATGATGATGGCCATAAGCATTGCTTTGGATGTGGCTGGCAATATCAACCAGGTAAAGACAAACCAAGAAAAGAATTTACACCAATGAAAAAACAATGGAAGCCTTTAGTTCCACTACCCTGCGAACTACCTAAACGTGGAATCACTAAGGAGACTTGCGAACTATTTGGTTATGGCATAGCTAGTTTTAATGGAGCTGATTGCCAAGTAGCCAGCTACAAGAATCAAAGCGGTGTATTATCAGCACAGCATATAAGGTTTAGAGACAAAAGATTTATATGGCAAGGAGAGTTAAACGATATAAAACTGTGGGGTCAGGATTTATGGAGACAACATAATACTGGTCAGACTTTTGTAGTTATTACTGAAGGAGAGATAGATGCAATGTCTGTATCCCAGGTGCAAGGTAACAAGTTTCCTGTAGTTAGTTTGCCTTCGGGTGCGCAATCTGCTACGAAGTATGTAGCTGCAAATTTATCATGGTTATCTCAGTTCGTCCGTATTGTTATTTGTTTTGACTCGGACGCACCTGGTTTGGATGCTGCCGAAAAGGTTGCAAAAGTCTTACCTACTGGTAAGGCAGCTATCGCAAACTTACCAAGAAAGGATGCTAATGAAATGCTCCTCGCAGGGGAGGGCGAGTTACTTAAAGACTTACTCTGGAAAGCAAGTCCTGTTAGACCCGACAACATACACTCTGCCTACAGTTTATGGGAAGATTTAATTAAGGAAGATACCTCGAAGGTATGTAGTTATCCCTTCCCAGAACTAAATAGAATATGTTGTGGTTTTCGTAAACAAAGTCTCACTACTATCTGCGCTGGAACAGGGGTTGGCAAGAGCCTACTATGTAGGGAATTGGCGCATCACTTTCTAGTCAATGGACTTAAGGTAGGTTGGATTGGATTAGAAGAAAGTAGCAAGAGAAGTTTACAAGGCATACTATCTATTGCACTTAACAAACCATTACACCTGGACGAGAAAGCAGTAGACCAGGAAGAATTAAGACAAGCCTTTGATTATTTATTTAGCGACAATAACTTTATACTACTTCAACACTTTGGTTCACTAGACCCTGACCGATTAATAGATCAGATAACATACATGGCAACTGGCGAGGAATGTGACGTTATATTCCTGGATCACATTTCCTTAGTCGTAAGTGGACTAAGTGATGGGGATGAGAGAAAACAAATAGATGTATGTTGTACCAAGCTAAGACAAGTAGTAGAGAAAACTGGAGTAGGTTTAGTTATGGTTAGTCATTTAAGAAGGACGGATGGTAAACCAGCAGAGGAAGGGGGAGACGTTAACCTACAAAGCTTAAGAGGGAGTTCGAGTATAGCTCAGTTATCTGATTTGGTTATATGTGGTATTAGATCGCAACAAGACGAGGCAACATCAAACGAACTACAACTAAAAGTATTAAAGAATAGGCATAGCGGTACATTGGGTCGGGCTGACAAGCTCGAATACAACGAGAAAACTGGCAGACTATCTGCCTCCCTTACTGATTTTTTATTATGACTTTATTAATTGACGGAGATCATCTAGCTTTTACAGCAGCTTGCGCAGTAGAACAAGTAGTTGAGTGGGATATTAATGTATGGACTACTCATTCTTTTTTAAGTGATGCAACTAAAGTAGTTGAAACAAAACTAAAAGGCTTTATTGAAATAGCTGAAGATGAAAAGGTAGTGATGACATTTAGTTCATACCCTACATTTAGGCATGAAATATACCAGGACTATAAAGCAAACAGGATAACAAAGCGTAAGCCTACAGTATTTAAACCATTAATAGAATGGATGGAAGAGGAATGGGAGTCAATAAGATACGCTAACTGTGAAGGGGATGACGTACTTGGGATACTTGCTACATCAAAAACATATGATGATCCAGTAATAGTAAGTGTTGATAAAGATATGAGAACTATACCCTGCAAACTATTAGCTGGAGACGACCTCGAACTCATAACTAAAAGACAAGCGGATAGAAACTGGATGAAGCAAGCGTGTAGCGGAGATCCAACTGATAACTATAAAGGTATTCCAGGTGTAGGTTTAGTAGGAGCTGACAAGATACTAGGAGATAGTATCAAGCTAGAGGATATGTGGGAGAAGGTAGTCGAAGCATATAAAAAACAAAAGCTAACTTATGCTGACGCATTACTAAACGCAAGATTATCCAGGATATTAAGACAAGAAGATATTAATTTGAATACAGGTAAAATTAAATTGTGGTCGCCAAAGAAAAAATTATAGTTCGAGAGGGTTTTTCTTTTTCTTTTTGGGAAAGCCAGCTTGCATATTAGCGTAAGCTTGAGGAGATATAGTACTATCCTTCTTGCTTCTACTTGTACCAGCTTTCTTTCTTTTGTTTATGTTGTAATACAAGCCTTTCCTAGCCATAATAAATAAGTAATATATGTATAACTTAGCATTGTTTATGGAAGCTGACGACCTGTTCCCACCTATTGATGAAGCATTAATTAAGAAACTAAATGAGATATATCCAGAGAAATGTCCAGATATAGATACTAAAGATAGGCAGATTTGGTATAACGCAGGGCAAAGAAGCGTGGTAAAAATGTTAATTTCCGTTTATGATGAGCAAAGTAACACGTTACGGAGTTAGCTATGTGCGGAGGCGGAGGATCTCGTCCACCAGATAGGACGGACGAAATGCTTAAGGTACAGCGAGAACAAATCGCTGAACAAAAGAGACAGTACGAACAAACAAGAGCCGATCAACAGGCAAGACAAGCAGAGCAAGAAAAGATTGCTTCTGCTCCTTCTGCTCCGCCACCTTCGGCAACAGCTCAACGTCCAGCAGCAGCACTTGAAATACCTGGAGGAGATCCAGGACTAGGAGCTGCGCAACAGCGTAGGGGATATGGCAGAAAGAGATTAAGAACAGATTTACTTTCTGGCTCAGGTTTACAAATACCTTAAATAAATGGAAGTCACACTAACAAGTGACTTGGATGCTACAGGTAAGTCCTACTCCGACATGGAGAAAAAGGGAATTACTGTAGCGTCTAAGTACGAACAACAAAAATCAAAACGTAATCCTTATGCGGATATAGCGAGAAAGTGTGCAGAGGTTACTATACCTTTCGAGTTTCCAGATACACAATATTCTGGTTCAGCTAGGGCTAGGATAACTACACCTCATCAAAGCGTAGGAGCTAGAGGGGTTGCCAATATTGCTAATAAGCTAGGGCTATCTCTCTTCCCTCCTAATACAAGTATGTTTAAGTTGGAGATAGATGACTTAGCACTTAGACTCCAGGACGTTGATCCGCAACAAAAGACAGAACTAGATAGCGCTTGTGTAAAGGTAGAGTTAGCAGTTAATACAATGCTTGAAACATTATCCGCAAGAGCAGCATTGTATGAAGCATTTAAACAATTAGTTATTGCAGGGAATGTATTGTTATATGTAAACCCAACTGGTATTCGAGTACTGCATCTTGAAAGATATACAGTTACCAGAGATCCAATGGGTAACGTAGAAGAAATAATAATAGAAGAGGAAGTAAGTCCTAAGTTACTTCCAAAAGGTTTTCTATCCCCTTCGGATACAAAGCAATACGATAAGGATTATGGGAAGAAAGACGTAAAAATTTATACTTGCGTTAAATACAAAGATGATAAGTGTCATTGGTATCAAGAGGTAAAAGGTAAACCAGTTCCAGGGACTAATGGTATGAGTCC